GAGATCGAGCGCCGCCGCGAGCCCAAGGATTGGCCGGAAGCGCTGAAGGGTGTTCCGGCCGAATGCCGGGACGAGTGCGAGAACTATCTCCGCGGCATCGCCGCTCGACTTCGGGTTGTACGGGGGATCAAGCATGGACCGACGGGCGGCAAAAGTGTGTTGGGCGCGTGACCAAGGCCTGAAGCACGTGCAGACGTGGAAACCAAATAGGGGTACCGCGATGGCGACAGCAATGAAACACCGGCCAGTCCAGGTCGACATCTACAGCCGCGAACGTGCCCCGATCGTGGAGCGGCTTCAGGCGATGCATTCTCGGTCGACCTGGCGCGATCCAGAAACGCTGTGGACGCCACTGGAAACGCGCTTAGAAAACACGCCATTCGCCCATACCTTGGCCGGCGCCTGCGTGTGGCTTCGCAAGCGCAAGACTGGTCAGCACGACGTGAGCGCGGACCTGCTCTGGTGTTTCGTGATGCAGGAGCATTGCGCCGAAGAGTCCATGCGGGTGCGCAATGCGCTGGTCGCCGCATGGGTGGACATGCACAAGTCGGTGGCCGAGCTTGCGCGCACGCTACCGGGCCTCACGGCCGTGGAGCGAGCCGCGGCATTGCTGGTCCAGAGCTGCATCACTGGCACGGCTCCGGGCGAGAAGATACCCGTGCAGTGGAAGCAGTGGCAGAAGATGCAGGAATCCGGCGAACGGATGCTGTGGAGCCTCGCGGACCTGGCCAGCAAGCGCGCTGAGTCCGCGCTTCGATGATACTGAACCATGCGGTATTAGAATCCGCACAACCCGCACGGCCATTGACTTTTGAAAATCAGGGCTGTATTTTTATCCACACTCCAATTCTGTCACCGAAAGCCGCCCACGAGGCGGCTTTTTTGTGTCCATCTTTCGCCGCGATGCTTCTAGGGAATAGCCGGGAAGGCCCAAGTGCGGCGTCCGGCGCGGCGAATTATTCCCATGCGCTACCTCCTTGCCGAAGCGATCCGCATCAACGGGTTGAAGGCGGAGCGTCGGCGCGCGGAACTCAGCGGCTTGCCGCTGGGCACCCGCACCACCGTTGCAGTGTTGGCCAAACGGCTACAGGGGCGAATCCATGATTCACATTGCGACGCGCGCGCATCGGAGCGGGCGCGGTGAGTGAGGCCACCCATGTCGAACGCACGATCGGGAACCTGGACGCCCGCATGACGGCGATGGAAGCGCGCATGTCGGCGCTGGAAGGACGCATCGATTCGCGCCTGAACCGCATCGAGAACGCGCTGGACGAAGTGCACGCCGCGGTGATTTCCGCACGGGGCGCATGGCGCGCGATCGCATGGGTAGCCGGCCTGTCAGGCACGCTCGCCGCCGGGCTTTACACGCTGATCCATTGGTTCGTGCCGAAACCGTGAACCTGATTCCTCTCCCGATCACGCCTGCCGATGCGCTGGGCAAGATCATCGTGCCCGCACTGGTGACGTTGCCGGCGGCCATGGACAGCCCGGAAGCGCGGCTGATGCTTCTGGCGATCGCGCTGCAGGAATCCGGGTTGCGCGCGCGGGAGCAGCAAGGCGGTCCCGCACGTGGCTTGTGGCAATTCGAGCGCAACGGCGTCTTGGCGGTCATGCACTGCCTGAAGACGGCGGACATCGTGTTCAATTGGTGCGACGAGAACGGCGTCACCTACGGCAGCAATGCGATTTACGAACGGCTGGCGCTGGACGATGAACTGGCCTGCGTCTTTGCCCGGCTGTTGCTGTGGAGCGGTCCGCGGCTGTTGCCGGCGGTCGGCGACGCGATGAGCGCGTTCAACTGCTACGAGCGGACCTGGCGCCCCGGCCGGCCAAGCTACACGCGCTGGCGCGACACGGCGTATCCGCAGGCGCTGTCTGCAATTCAAGGAGCGGTGGCGTGAGACTCGGGAGTTTCTACTGCGGATGGGAGCGCGTCCCGGAATCAGAACGCATCGAGCTCGGGCTTGATCCTGCTGTCGGGGGCTGGGAAGTGCTGTGCATCGAGTTTGCCGGCCGCGGGTTTGTAGTGTCGGCCAGAAGAGCAAGGCCCCAAGCATGAAAGACCGCGGGATCGTCGCCGGCACGCTGGCCGTGATGGTGGTGATGGCGTTCTTTGGGTTCGCGATCTACGTTGGTCTGGTGCCGCTGCCCGAGAAAAACGATCACTTCATCGATATCGCGCTGGGCGCGCTGGTGGGCCAGTTCGCCAACGTGATCGGTTACTACTTCGGCAGCTCGCGGAGCGCCGACAAGCAAGGGGAACGTCCGCCCGTGACCGTTCCCCCGCCCCTCGACAAGCCTTGAGCGCCATCCCGGCGCATTGGAGCAAGCCATGAAGCTGAAATCCCTCGCGACCCTCGCGGTCGCGCTGATCGTGTGCGCGCTGGCCGGATGCGTGTCCAACCAGACCCAACAGGTTTCCCCGCTGCAGGTTGCCACCATCGCTTGCCCGCAACTCAACCTCGTGCATACGCAGCTTGTCGCGCTGAATACGGCACTGGAGGCCGATCCCAAGACCGCGAATCTCGGCAAGAAGGGAGCCGCGCAGCTTGCCGCCGTCCAGCCTGTCGTCGCGGCGGTCTGCAACGGCGCTGCGGCCGCGCCCAAGGTGGATTTCTCCAGCATTCAGGCGCTGGCACAGACCGGATTCCCGGCGCTGGCGGCCTTGGCCGCATCATTGCCCCTGACGCCGCAGCAACAGGCCGGGATTCAGGCGGCCTTGGCGGTGGCCGAAACGGCGACGGGCGTAGTGGCGGCGCTGCAACAGCAAGCACCGGCGCCGGCGTCGACGGTCAAGTAGAACCGTGAATCCGGTTGACTACGCGCGGCTCGCGCAGCGCTGCTACACGGACACCCCGACCGTGGGTGACGTGGACAGCGCATCGCGCATGCACGTGTACGGCGACGTCCACTGCTTCCGTGGGTCCGACGATATCCTGGCGTGGCTGCACGACGCGAGTTGCCTGCCCGTGAACGTCTGGGGCCTTGGCAAGGTGCATTCCGGGTTCTGGTACGCGCTGTCCGCGGTTCTGCCGGCATGCCTCGCACTGCCGCGGCCCGCCGCGATCACCGGCCACAGTCTCGGCGCGGCGATGGCGATCCTGTATGCCGGGGTATTGGCGCATCTTGGCCACGCCGTGCCGGTGTACGCCTTCGAACCGCCGCGGCTGTGTTCCGACGGTGCGCTGGCGCTCCTGCTCAAAGCGTGGAAGGTGCCGTTCTACGCAACCCGCAACGGCAACGACGTGGTGACCGAGATTCCGCTGGGCATGTCGCTGCCGGGAAAGCTGACACGCATCGGCACGCCGCGGCTCCCATTCGCCAATGTGCACGACCACGACATTAGGCGCGTGATCGAGGCGCTGGCGGCTACGGCCGTGGCGGCATGACCGATGTCCAAATTGACCGCACGCCAGCAACGCTTCGTTGATGAGTACCTGATCGACCTGAACGCGACGCAGGCGGCGATTCGCGCCGGGTACAGCAAGAATGGCGCGGAAGTAACCGCGTCGAAGTTGCTAAGGGTCGCTAAGGTTGGCGACGCAATTGCTAAGGCTCAGGCGAAACGCGCGGAAAGGACTCACATCACGCAGGACCGCGTGCTCCAGGAACTGGCCCGCATCGCGTTTTTCGACATCCGACGCCTGTACCGCGACGACGGTACGCTCAAACGCCCCAACGAACTGGACGATGAAGCGGCCGCTGTCCTGTCTGCGGTGGAAGTGACTGAAACGCTCGGCGGCGAGGAAAGCGCGCTGCTGACCACGAAGAAGGCGAAGGTCTTCGACAAGGGCACCGCGCTGACACTGGCCATGCGGCATCTCGGGATGCTCAATGACAAGATCGCGCACACCGGACCCGGCGGCGGCCCGATCCAGACCGTCTCCATGACGCCCAAGGAGTTCGAGAAGACGGCCGCGAAGATCGCAGCCGAGGTCTGACATGGCGTTCACCCCGCAGGAGCGATTCGCGGCCACCGTGATGGCGCGGACGGACTTGTACTTCTTCAGCCGGTGGATGTTCCTGCAGCGGAAGGGCTTCACCTGGCAGCGGGCGGCGCATCACCGGGCCATCTGCGATGCGCTGATGCGGGTGTACCGCGGCGAGTGCAAGCGGCTGATCATCAACATCCCGCCGCGGTATTCGAAGACCGAGCTTGCCATCATCAACTTCATGGCATGGACGCTCGGGCATGTCCCGGATGCGGAGTTCATCCATACCAGCTACTCGGGCACGCTGGCGGCGGGCAACGCATGGCAGACGCGCGAGCTGGTGCTGGCGGATGCGTACCGGGAGATATTTCCGGAAACGCAGCTCCGCGGCGACAGCGCGGCGCGGCATGAATGGCGCACCACGAGCGGCGGATGCGTGTACGCGGTTGGCACTGGCGGCACGATCACCGGGTACGGCGCGGGCAAGCATCGCGACACCTTTGGCGGCGCAATTCTGGTTGATGATCCCCATAAAGCCGACGAAGCGCGCAGCGACGTCATCCGAGGCGGCGTGATCGAGTGGTTCCAGAACACGCTGGAAAGCCGCAAGAACGGACCGAACACGCCGATCATCCTGATCATGCAGCGGTTGCACGAACGGGACTTGGCAGGGTGGCTGCTGGCGGGCGGCAATGGCGAGGCATGGGAGCATGTCTGTCTGCCGGCGATCGATGACGAAGGCCACGCGCTGTGGCCCGAGAAGCATTCGATCGAAGACCTGCGCCGGATGCAGACGGCATCGCCGTACACGTTCGCCGGGCAGTACCAGCAATCG